ATCACCTGTAGCAAAAGTAACATTAGGTGGTAACAGAACATTAGGTGCAGCAACTAACGCACAAGCAGGGCAGTTTGTATCTATATTATTTATACAAGACGGCACAGGTTCAAGAACAATTACATTTAATGCTGCATATGAACATACAGAAGACACCGCACCTACGCTAACTACAACAGCAAGTAAAGGTGATTTGTTTGTATACAGATACAATGGTTCAAAGTTTTTAGAAGTAGGAAGAAATTTAAATTTAACATTATCATAGGAGTAACATGTTTGCATTAGTAGAGTCAGGAAAAATTACGCAGTTTCCAAAAGGTAACAAAGGTATAACCATAGGAGATAATCAATATCCATCTAGCATATACACATTATGGACAGAAGCAGAGAGAAACGCAATAGGTATCTACACTGTAACAATAGATAATACAAATAAAAAAGATGAAGCATTTTATATCAACACTAATGTTACCTACACCTTTACTGGTTCTGCTGTCACAGGAAGTTATGGAACAGCAACAGCTAAAGAACTTGCAGACAAAGACGCAGTTGATGAAAGTGGTAATAAATTAAAAGACGATAAAGGTAATCAAATAGTTATTGATGGTCTTAAAACACAATACAAAAATAAATTTAATGCAGAAGCTGCAGGATTGTTAGCTAAGACAGATTGGTATGTAATTAAAGCTGCAGATGTTACTAGCTATTCTGTGCCAAGTAATATTACAACATACAGAGCAGCAGTTAGAACAAAAGTAAATTCTATGGAAACACAGATTGATGGATGTTCAGATGTAGATGCATTAATAACTTTACTAACTTACACCACAGATAGTGAGGGAGTTACATCAAGACCACTAGGCGAGTTTCCAGACGAGGTAGTATAGTATGGTTAGTATCTTAGGTGCTAATTCAGCTAGTGGCGGTTATGAAGTAGAAAACTCTCTTAGGTTTAATGATGGTGACAGTCCAAGATTAACTAGAACCCCGAGTAGTGCAGGCAATAGAAGAACTTTTACTCTTTCTGTTTGGTTTAAATTAACAGTCAGTCCTTCTGGAGATTCTAATTATGAAAGGCAAATATTAGCTGCTGATGATGGTACAGGTGGTAATAATAATTTTGATTATATTGCTATCAACAATCTTAATAAAATATTTTTATATAATTACGAAGGTGGAGAAGCATATGTTTTTACTAGTACACAGCTTTTACGAGACCCGAGTGCATGGTATCATTTAGTTGTTGCATTTGATACAACACAAGGAACAAATACTAATAGGGTAAAAATATATTTAAACGGTAATCAAATAACTGATTTTGATACTGCAAACTATCCAAGTCAAAATCATCAAACAAGATTTAACAATAGTAATGCTCATAGAATAGGAAGTTATCCAGACCAAGATACTCAATATTTTGATGGATATATGTGTGAGTATCATTTAGTAGATGGCTCACAATTAGCACCCACATCATTTGGAGAGTTTAATGATAACGGAGTTTGGGTTCCCATAAAATATACAGGTAGTCATGGCACTAATGGTTTTTACCTTGAGTTCAAACAAACAGGAACAAGTGCAAACTCTAGTGGTATAGGAGCAGATACATCAGGTAATGATAATCACTGGGCAGTAACTAATCTTGCAGCTTTAGATGTAACAGAAGATACCTGTACTAATAATTTTGCTACATTTAATCCTTTGTTTAGAAGTAGGTTTGATAATGATGGAACATTTTTAGAAGGAAATTGTCAAAGAGATTTTACTGATAACGCAAATAGAGGTTATGGAATGTCAACTTTAGGAGTGACCTCTGGAAAATGGTATTGGGAAATTAAAGTAATAGGTTCTGATGTTTCTAGAATAGGTCTAGGTGTAGGTTATGATGGATTAAGTGATTTTACTGACCCTTTTTATGATAACAATCCATCACTAGGTATGCACTTTTATTCTTCAGGATCTGTATCTGCTAATGGCAGCACACAAAGTTATGGTTCTTCTTCTAATGAGAATGATATATTTATGTACGCTTTAGATATGGATAATCATTTAATTTGGCTTGGAAAAAATGGTAGTTGGTTTAATTCTGCTACTGTAACAGAAATACAAAATTCAACAGCAACAAATGATATTACAACAAAACTTTCATCACAAACATTTTTAAATTCTGGAGAACCTGTATTTCCAATGGTAAATGATTTATCAACAACAGGTGCAAGTCAGTTTCAAATAAATTTCGGCAACCCACCATTTAGCATTTCAAGTGGAAACAATGATGGCAAGTATGGAAACTTTGAATATGCAGTGCCTTCAGGATATTATGCACTATGCACTAAAAGATTAGCGGAGTTTGGATAATGGCTTATACAACAATAGACGACCCTTCAGCACATCATCAAACAGCATTTTATACAGGTAATGCTACTCAAAGAAATATAACTAATGATGGTAATTCTGATTTGCAACCAGATTGGGTTTGGATAAAATCTGTATCAGCATTAGAATCTAATATGCTTTATGACACTAGTAGAGGTGTAACTAAAGATTTAAGGTCAGGAGGCACTGCTGCAGAAAACACAAATGCACAGGGATTACAAGCATTTAATAGTGATGGTTTTCAATTAGGCACTTTACAAAATGTAAATTATAATTCTCAAACACTGGTAGCATGGCAATGGAAAGCTAATGGTGGAACTTTAACTACTAATGATGCGAGTGCAACAAGTATAGGAACTCACGATTCTCAATTTCAAGCTAATACTACAGCAGGGTTTAGTATTGTAACATGGACAGGAAACGCAGAACCAGAAACTATTGCTCATGGGTTAGGTGCTACTCCCGATATGATATGGATTAAAAATAGAGCAGATAGTGAGGGATGGTGGGTAGGTTCAGCTTCAGCAGGTTCAATATCAGGTGGTAAGTATTTACTATTACATAATGATGATGCTTTAGCAACTAACTCTACTTCTTTTGTAAATCAAGACCCAACCTCTACAGTATTTAGAGTGGGCGGTAGTAATAGTGGTGCGGATAATCTTATAAATGGCAATAGTGATAATATGATAGCCTATTGTTTTACAAGCATAAAAGGCTATTCAAAAATAGGTTCTTATACGGGTAATGGTGATTCAGACGGAACATTTGTTTATACAGGATTTAAACCTGCATGGCTCTTATGGAAAAGAACAGATAGTGCAACAAGTTGGAGAGTATTTGATAATAAAAGAGATACTGATAATGTTGTAAAAAGTAGATTATTTCCTGATGTAACTGATGCTGCTAATACATCACAAGATACTCTAGATTTTTTAAGTAATGGTTTTAAATTAAGAAGTACAAATTCTGGTGGTAATGCATCAGGTGGCACATACATCTATATGGCATTTGCAGAACACCCATTTGTAAGTAGTAAAGGAGTGCCAGTAACGGCAAGATAGAATGTTAGGTCACGGAGCATTAGCAGAGTTTGCAATAGGATCTGTCAGAGGTGGTGGCGTACAAAACGTAGGATCGCCTTTTGTCAGTGGTCTATCTTTTTCAGCTAATTTAGGTGATGAAAGTGTAACAGGATCTGCTTTAATATCACAAACTGGCACTAGTTTAGCATCAACATTTTCTATAGGAACAGAAACTGTCGCTGCCTCAGCAAATGTTACTACTAGCACTGCTGGACAAATTACTATAGGATTAGGTGAAGAAACAGCTTTTGGAGAAGCTTTTCAAAATATTATTAATTTTAGTGTGGGAGATCCAAACTTTTTTATTTGGAATGAAGTGGATGATTCACAAACAATTACCTGGGTAGATGTGGAGCCAGGTTCAACAGATTAGGAGTAAAACATGGCATCAACATTTTCAAGCGCTTTAAATTTAGAACTTCAAGCCACAGGAGAAAACTCTGGAACTTGGGGTAACATTACAAATAATAATTTACAAAAAGTAGAATCTGCAATTAAAGGTTTTGTTTCCGTAGCAATAGCTAGCACCACAGATTCATTAACCGCCACTGATGGATCGACAACTGATGAACAAAGTAATGCTATTATAAAGTTAACAGGCACATTAACAGGTAATACTACCGTTCAATGTGAGGCTGTAGAAACATGGTATATTGTTGACAATGCAACATCAATGGGTGGTAACACATTAGGATTTAAACCAGCGGGCGGAACTGCAACAAATCTTGTGGCAGGATCAAAACATATTTTGTACTCTGATGGATCTACAATGTTTGATGTCTTGAATGATGCAGGAAATATTACGGCTAACGGAACATTGACAGTAGCTGGTAATACATCATTAGATGGCGGATCATTTGTATTTAATGAGTCATCAGCAGATTTAGATTTTCGTATTGAAGGTAACGGTGATGCTAACTTGTTTTTTACTGATGCAGGTAATGATCGTGTTGGTATTAAAACAAACTCTCCTTCTACAGAATTACATGTTGTAGGTGGAGTAAAAGCAACAGGTGCGATAGACTTTGATGGAGGAGGATTTACTTTTAATGAATCAGGAGCTTCTGTAGATTTTAGAGCAGAAACTAATACATTAACACACGCATTATTTATGGATGGATCGGCTGACAAAATAGGTTTTGGAACAGCTTCTCCAACAAGCGCATTTGTTACAATAGATCAAGCTAGTTCTAGTGCAGCAATTGCCGTTATAACATTGGATCAAGGAGACGGTGACCAAGAGTTTATTAGATTTGATGGTTCAACTGCCTCTGATAGTTCAGCGAGCATATCGTCATCAACAGATGAAGGTGGATCAAAAGTAGGTGCAATACGTATTAATGTTAATGGCACTGATCGTTTTATAAGGATTTATGACACTGCGATTTAATTATGCCTTTAACAAAATTGCAAATAGCACCGGGTATTGACAAACAAAATACCGAGTATGGTGCCGAGGGTCGATGGGTAGATTGTGATAACATTAGATTTAGATATGGATTACCAGAAAAATTAGGTGGTTGGGAAAAAGTTACAACTGATGCACTTGTAGGTGCAACAAGAGCCATACTTACATATACTGATTTAAGTGGTGTAAAATATGCAATATATGGCACCAACAAAAAATTATACGCATATTCAGAAAACTCATACGCAGACATAACTCCCATAAGATCGACAGGCACAGGTAACATTACACAGTTTGCAACCACTAATGGTAGCACCACCGTAACAGTGACTGACTCATCACACGGTGCACTAATAGGTGACTTTGTAACTATTGCAAGTGTCAGTGGTGCAGTGGGTGGTATTTCTGCATCTAATTTAGAAGGTGAGTTTGAAATATTAACAGTTCCTGATTCTAACACATATACTATAGAAGCAAAAGCTACGGCTAGCTCTACCACTACGGGTGCCACGGCCAACGGAACATATCAAATAAACACAGGATCAGCTGTATCTATATTTGGTTATGGTTGGGGAGCATCCACATATGGCGCCTCTACTTGGAATACAACTAGAGAAGGTTTGACTGGTGGTCAAGGAGTGCTTTTAGAATCTGCTAAATGGGCACTTGATAATTGGGGTGAAGATGTATTAGCTTTACAGTTTAATGGTGGACTGTTTTATTGGGACACATCCGCTGGTTTATCTAATAACAGGTCATCAGTAACAAATGTTTCTAATGCACCTACAAAATCAAGATTTATGTTAGTTTCTGGTGACGATAGACACGTCATTTGTTTTGGTACAGAAACTACAATAGGCACATCTTCTACACAAGACAATATGTTTTTAAGATGGTCAGGTCAAGAAGCAGAAAATGTTTGGACACCAACGGCAACTAATACAGCAGGATCAAAAAGATTAGTGGATGGTAACTTTATACAAACAGCGGTAAGATCTAGAGGTGCTGTTCTAATATGGACAGATACAGCTTTATATCAAATGCAGTTTATAGGTCCACCGCTTACCTTTGGTTTTAATCAACTAGGTTCTGCTTGTGGTTGTATAGGACTTAACGCAGCTGTAGACGTTGGTGGTGTATCTTTTTGGATGGGCACAGACTCTTTCTTTTTATTTGATGGTGCTGTGCAAAAAATACCATGTAGTGTACAAGACTATGTGTTTGATGATCTAAATGTAAACGCTAAACAAGATATATTTTGTGCGGCTAATACAGACTATAATGAGGTAATGTGGTTCTATGCATCCTCTAACTCACAACAAATAGATAGAGTTGTATTTTATAACTACGCAGAAAATTTGTGGTATGTAGGTACATTATCTAGAACCTCTTGGGCAGATCGTGGAACATATGATAATCCATATGCAGCTGAATTTAAATCAAATGACACAACAGATACTATTAGCACTATTACTGGGCTAAAAGCTGGTAGAACATTTATACATTTACATGAGTTTGGATCTAATGATGATGGTAGTGCTATGAATGTTCACATAGAATCTGGTGATGTAGATATAGCAGATGGAGATCAATTTATGTCTATCAGTAGATTTATACCAGATTTTAAAGGTCAATCTGGAACAGTTGACTTAACAATTAAAACAAGACCATATCCGTCAGGTACACAAACAACTCATGGTTCTTTTAACATTACAACTACTACAACAAAAAAAGATACCAGAATACGAGGTAGACAAGTTGCAGTAAGAGTTGCAAGTGATGCGATAGATGACAATTGGAGATATGGAACACTAAGACTAGATATTAAACCAGACGGTATGAGAGGAGCATAATGTCAAAAATACAAATACCAAGATTACCTCAGGCTACACCTGAGTATAGTCAACAACAACAAAACACATTAATACAAACATTAGATCAGTTAATATTTTTGTTAAATAATACCTACACACCAGAAACTTTAAGAGAAGACACAGAAAGAGTTAGTTGGTTTTTATCGTAAATGGCTAATACATATACAAATTATAAAGCTATACTTGCTAATACAGACTTAACAACTTTGTATACAATACCAGCTGAAACGACAGCTATAATAAAATCTATACACGTGGCTAATGTCGATGCTTCTAATGACTGTGAAATATCAGTATTTTTAGTGGATGCTAATGGCACTAGTTTTACACTACAAAAAAGTAGAAATATAGAAAAAGGATCTACACAAGAAATATTAGCTGCTGGTAATGTTAGTCAAATATCATCAGATTCAGATACTTCAACAGCAACACCATTAGTTGCTAAAGAATCAGAAATAATTAAAATACAAGCAGAAAATGCTAATGATTTACATGTTATTTTAAGTGTTTTAGAGATAACATAGATATTGCAAGGGGGTTAAAAAATGAGTATAAATGAAGATACAATCGTGGTTGCTGGGAAAAGAATCCCTAAGATAGATGTAGATACTGTTACAACTATCAAACACGCCAAAACAGGAAAAGTCTACGCTTCAGAAGAAGAGGCAACCAAAGATGTTCAAGATCCTGCTACCGACACAAAAGAAGAAGACATACAAAAAGATGTCGCCATAAAAGTAAATAAAATGCCCGATATATTTGGAGGGACTAGTTAGAACATGAATAGTAGCATGCAACAATATGAAACTGGTGGTTTGGGATCATTTCAAGCTGAGGTTTCTAAACTTGCAGATTTAGGTAGATACGAAGACGCATATATTGCACATGTCGCTGAAGGCGAAACAGTTGTGCCTATGGAAGTCTTAGACTCTAATCCTAAACTAAAAGCTATGTTGTTTAATCAAATGCTAGACATGGGTATAAACCCTGAGAGATATATTGTTGGTAATGAATTAAACTCTATTAATCCTGTAACAGGCCAACCAGAGTTTTTTCTTAAAAGGATTTTCAAAGGTGCTAAAAAAGCACTTAAAAGTATTGCACCGTATGCTGGTACTATTGCAGGTATTATGGGTGCAGGACCTGTATACTCTGCACTGATTGGTGCTGGTGTGCCATTATTAGCTGGTCAAGACGCTGGTGCTGCTATCGCAGGTGGTATAGGCGGTTATGGTGCAGGTAAAGCTTTTGGTATGGGTGATGAAAATGTGTTTAGAGGAATATTTAGTGGTGACACAAATCTAGGTGATGCTTTTGGTCAAGTGCAAAGTAATTTAGGTTTTGGACAGGAATCAGCTGGATTATCATCTGAAGCAGCTAAACAAATAGGTGCTGAACCTGGTGCAACATTAGCAGAATTAAGCAATGAACAATTAAACTTGTTAGATAAAGGCGTAGAGTCAGGAATAATTAAAAATGCTGCAAATACAGGTGGTGGTTTAAGTTCGTATTTGAATACCGCAGCTTTAACAGCACCTGTTTTATATTCTTTCGCACAGCCAGAAGAAGAGCAAAGTATGGAACAAAGATTTCCAGGATTCTTTAATGTATTTCCTGAACAACCTTTTTACGGTCAATTTGGTAATATAGTTCCTAGTCAGCAAGTTGCAACTGTTGCAGACGGTGGTGTTATGGATCTTAGATACTTAGATAAGTATGCAATGGGTGGTGAATTTCCAAGAAGACAAGGTGAAATTTCAGGACCTGGCGGGCCTAAAGATGATTTAGTTCCTGCGATGTTAAGCGATGGTGAGTTTGTAATGACTGCAAAAGCAGTAGAGAATGCTGGCGGACCACGGGTCATGTATAATTTAATGAATAGTTTAGATCCAGATTCATCAAGAGGGGTAGGTATGGCGTAATGGAAGAAATAGTATCATATAGTAGACTGGCACCTTATATTGAAGAAAGAGGTAAACAGTTATTAGCTGCAACATTTGGTGATCCAAATGCTGTTAGACAACCAGGCGAAACAGAAGAGAACTTTCAAGCTAGAAAATTAGGAAGAGCGGGTGTACCACAGCCAATCGCAGGTTTTCAAGTAGCTGGTCTGACACCAGAACAACAACAGGCTTTGACCATGGCACAACAAGGCATTGGTCAGTTTCAACCTTTCTTAGATCAAGCAGGTGCAACTATTAGTGAAGGTATAGCTGCAACTCGAGGTGCTGGTAGAATGTTTGCTCCTACAGCAGAGGGTATCCAAGCTTACATGGATCCCTATCAACAAACTGTCACAAGACAAGCCTTAGCAGAGTTAGACAGACAGGCACAATTACAACAACAAGGATTAGACGCACAAGCAGTTTCAGCAGGTGCTTTTGGCACAGAACGTGCTGGCATACAAAGTGCAGAGATGGCTAGAAATCTGCAAGACATAAAGTCAAGACGTATATTTGAAGATTTATCTAGAAACTTTCAACAAGCTCAACAAACAGCACAAACATCATTTGAAGCACAACAAGGTAGACAATTTAATATTGGTCAGCAGTTAGCAGCATTAGGTGGTCAACAGGCTGGACTTGGTCAATTACAACAAGGTTTAGCAGCACAAGATATTGCACAACTACAACAAGCTGGTGGACTAAGACAACAACAAACACAAAATATATTAGACGCACAAAGAGCTACAGCTCAATTAGCTTCACAAGAGCCATTTCAAAGATTGTCATTTGCTTCAGGTATCTTAACAGGCACACCAGCTTCTCAAATGGCTGTACAACAACAACCATCTACTAGTCCTTTAATGCAAGTAGCAGGATTAGGTATTATGGGATTAGGATTAGCAAAAGGATTAAACATAGGTAACCCCTTAGCCAACATAGGATAAAGCATGAGCGTACTTGATAGAAAAATGTTTAAGAAAGTCGCCAAGCTAAAGCATGGCGGTAATCCATACATTGATCATAATACAGGACAACCTATACCTTTTGCAACAGGTATGCCAGGCGGACTTAATCAAGTAGATACAAGCATATTTCAAACAGGACAATATGAGAATACTGCAACACCATTACAAGATTCATCTTATCAAGGTATTATAGCTGGATTAAATGAGTTTCAACCAATAGCAAATCAATTTGCTAACGAACTATTTCCTGAAAAATCAGCAGAGGAGTATGCGGCAGAAGCTAAAATGCTGTATCAGAAAGATTTTAGTGCAGAGAGAGAATCAATAGAAACACAAAAACAACAAGATGTAGCGTCATCATTAATTAATTTTGGTGCTAGACTTCTAACAGGCAGAGGAAAGGCTCTTGATGTATTAGGACAGGCGGTACAAGCTACCGTTCCTGAGTTTACAGCTGCAAGAAGAGCGACAAGAAAAGAAGAGACAGCAGTAAGAGCCGCAGAAAGAGGAGTAGATGCACAAAGAAGAACATATGCTTTAACAAAACAACAAGAGGACGCTGTTACAAGAGCTAATATAATTAGTCAAGCCATGTTTTCTAACTTAGGATTTTTACAAGAAACACAAAAATTAAAAACAAAAAATGCACTTGATGCTAATACAACTTTTAAATTAGTTAATGATAAAGCGACAAATTTAAATACAGAGATAACTTTGGCTGAATATATAAAAGATTTAGAATTACCAGAAAACGAAAGAAAATACAGTATTGCTAAAGATTATAATCAACCTTTTATAGCTTATGATAATACAATTAAAGAAAATAGATTTTTTTCTACTTATGAAGAATTTGCTTTAGCTGTTGCGGCGGAACCTAATAGATATGACTCAAAAAGAGATTTTAGAGAGAAAGATTGGAAAAGAGTTATTAACCTTACCACAAAAAAAATTGAGTTTGTTGAATCAGATAAATTAGATCCTAATGTACATGTGCCCACAGATGATACAGAATATGTATTAGCAACTGATAATCAAAATAATAATAGAGAGACATATTTACCAAAAAATATGCCTTTTGACACAAGTAGATATACTTTAAAACAAGACGCTGTAGAAATATTTAAAGATTTTGTTATGGGTAGTTTTACACATCCAGATACTGGCGAATATGGTAACTTTCAAATAAAAGAATTAAAAGACGGTCAATATTTAATACCTAAATTAGACGCTAACGGTGATGCAATATTACAAGCAAACGGACAGCCTACATGGATTCCTATAGGTAATGGTATTGCAGATCTTACAGTAAATCAAAAAGTAGCCATGACTGCTGATGATGTGTTACCAAAAAAAGCACTTACTGAACAATTATCTACAATACAACTATATGATCGTAATATATTTAGTATTGATACAGTTATATCAAATCTTATTAAAGACCCATCTACTGCTGGTCTACCCGGTTTAATACAAGATATTAAACAAAGAGGTTTTGGTATGATAGCTGACTTGCTAGCTGCTGAAGATCAAATTTCTATTTTAACTAATACTTTACAAAACGTACAACAAAGTTTTGGTGATGGACTTATTGAAACATTTGAGGGATCTGGTGAGTTCGTAAATGTAAATGATTTCTTCGATCCAAACAGTGAATCATCACAACAGTTCTGGGGTGATTTTAAACCTGAACTTGCAGAAAACAGAGTTAGAATAAATGCTATTGCATATGCCCTTGCAAGAGCTAGAAAATCATCTGGTAGATTAAACTTGGACGATATTAGAAGAGCTTACGAAAGTTTAAAAATTACAGGATTTATTGACTCTAAAACAGTCATTGCAGGATTGATTACAGTGCGTGAAGAGCTAAGATTAGCAAACAATGACTTAAAAGTGTTGTATGAGTTTAATAAAGGAACTTATCCAAGCGGATATCAATCAGCAGGTACAATAAATGTAACAAACATGCCAAAAATGGCTTTTGATCCTGAAACTAATTCATTCACAACTATTACATTTCCTGAGGAGATAAACTAATGGTTGATAAATATTTTCAAAACACCTCTAAGTTTGAATACAATTCTAAATATACTGCTCCTATTAAGGAGGAGTACAAACAATGGTTGAAAAAAAATCACCCTGGCGAGTATTATGATAAATTTGGAGGTAAAAAACCTTTTAATAGATTATCTAAGTTTGGCAAAGTAAGTAGAGTTGGTGGTTATGCAGGACTTGCTGGTGTCATATTTGAATTAGGAAAAGAAATATTAGATTTTGCTGGCAACATACCAAATGATTTGGAAGAAAGAGAGATATTTAGGAGAGGTGTTATTAATGATAACATACCAAAAATAGTTGTAGGTGAGGATGGTAAACAAACATTAGTACAGCCAGATCCTAAATCTTTAAAAGAACATTTACCATATAAAAAATATTTAAGTGACATACCTAGTGCACCAGGTTCTGGTGATCAAGTAGAAGGTGTAGATTATGTGTGGGTTGATCCGTATCAAGACATGTATCCAATAGATACAGAGGGATATGAGTTAAGTCAATTTGGCTGGGTTAAAAAACAACAAAAAACTTTTTTACAAAAACAAGCTGATTTAACTGTTAGAGATGTTAGAGCCTTGTCAAGCATGATACCACCAGAAATCAAAGAGGTAGGTAAAAACGTAGTTGCGTTAGCAACAGGTAATCCAAAGATGATGGAGAAAGATAAGTAATGGAAGGCGTATTTAGTTTAAAGGAACGATATCCAACTATGAATTTGCAAGATACTTTTGCAATACCATCTGATATTTTAATAAACATTTTTGGTGAAAACGACATAAAAATTCAAGTGCCTGATAAAGAAAATTTTTTAAATCCTGATCAAGTAGGCACACAAAAATTTGAGGATGACAAAAAATTGTTATTAGATTTAATTAACAATATTAGATCACAAAATGGTATTGACACACAACCAGTAGATACTTACTCAGCAGATCAAATAGCAGAAATAAAGGCATTAAAAGATTATCAAAAGGCAGTAGAGTTAGAGAAAGCTTACATAGAAGATCCATTGAGAGCAAAAAATGAAGCATGGCAACAAAAACTTGAAGCTGATAAAAGAAACTGGGCTACCTTTTTACCTAAATTTACAGGATTAGGTGGTCAAGGTAGAGAAGATTTAACACTGGGTGTTGATGAAGCTTTAAACTATTTTGGAGATAGCTTTATGGGTTTGGCAAATACTACTATGCGTTTTGCACCTGATGTAAATAAACAAAATGTTAGCATAGCAGGTGATTTTTTAAGTTTGTTACCTTTATATTTTGCAGATAGAGATGGTTTGTTAAAAGGTTTATTAGATCCAAAAAACAACCCTGTCGCAACAGGAACTGTAGCCACAACTGCTGGTTTAGGTGCATATACTGCAGCAACTGCGTATGACGGTATGAATGCAATAATAAGAGAATTAGAGGGTTTACCAGATCCTGAACTTTCAGCAGATCCAAGAGTAGAAAATTTAATACACGCAAGAAACAGCATGATATTTACAGGAGGTGCAGCAGCACTAGATCCTGTATTTAAAATGATGAAAGGTCTTGCAAGATGGACTTACGGTGTGCAAAAGGGCACAAATGCTGAATATTTAGCACAGTTAGCTATAGAGCAAAAGATACCGTTTGGCATAGCAAACGTGACTGATAGATCTTGGGCTAAATGGTACGGTAAAGTTATAGGTGTGTTTCCTCTTATTGGTACAGACCTGCGTGCTAATAGAGCTAATATCATGTGGTATAGCGATAAAAGAATTATGGAAAGCCTAAATGAACTAGCGCCTTTTGCAACTATTATGGATGCAGGTGCTTTACTAACAGATGAAGCTCAGAAAAAATTTAACAAGTTTGCGGGACTTTCTGCTTTTATGTATGACGACTTTGCAGCTAAAGCAAAAGCTCTTGACGACATGATTCCTTTAGGAACTAATCAGTTTGGTAATGCAATTCAACAAGGGTATATACCTACTTTTAGAGTAAAACAATTAGCAAAAAATTATGTCGATGATCTAGGCAGAGGTAAAATTACTTTAGAGGGAGGTCAATTTATACCTGGATCTCCAAGAACTTTAGGTGGTTTTGAAGATTTATCAAGATTTGAAAACTTATTGTTGTCAATGAGTGAGTTACCAGATTATCTAAATGCCACACAATTTAGAGCTTTACAAAAACAGCTAAACACAGCGTGGGGCGAATACTCATCTAAATTTGGTGTTAAACAAGTTGATGATATGGCTACACAAGCCAGGTATTTTAAAAAAGCCATGGAGCAAGGTTTTAATGACATAGGTGAATGGAGAGTTATCACAGGACAAGGCGGTCAACCAGATGAAGTAATCATGCAACAAATGAATTTAGTTAAATCATCCTTATTAAGAGCAAACGAAATATTTGGTTTTGGTGCAAACACTTATAAAACACCAGTTGCAAAAATGTTTGAACAGGTAGATCAAAATATGTTTTTACAAGGAGCTTTACCTAGAGAGGGATACATATATCCTGATCAATTAGCAAATACAATCTTTGATAACTTTTTTAGAAATCCTAGTGCGATGGCTATTAACGATCTTTCTGCCATCATAACAAGAAATAAAGCAAATCCTGATTTAGATCCGATCAATGTTTCTGCTAGAGCATTCTTAGGAGATTTGTGGGAGCAATCTAGTCAGGCAGTTGCTTACAATAGAAAAACGGGTGCAGTTGAGTTTGGTAAAGCTGATCTTACACAAAGAGTGAATATCGCTGGTGGTGGTGAGTTCGGCATACAATTTAATCAAAAAGATATTATGACAGTTAATGTGTTTGATCCAGCAAGATTTAGACGAACACTTAAGCTTGATACAGAACAGGGACAACAGTTTATGACTGCCCTATATGCAAACACGCTAGGAAAAAACGGTAAACCTTTAGGTATGGAAGGTGGTAAAGCTGCTGTAAAAGATTTGATGAATTTATTAAAAATAGCGGAAATAGGTTATGCAAATAAGATAGCTGAAACCTCACAGTTCGTAGCACGTAGAGCAGGTCTTGCTGGTTTTTCTGGTATTACAGGTGCATTCTTAGCTACAGGAGCTGGCATGAGTCCGTTGACTGGACTTGGTATCGCTTTACTCGCTAAACATCAAGCCAAAATTTTATCAAATCCTGATACTTTAAAAATGATGGTGAGTACCATAGATGACACTGTAGAGATGAAAATTAGAAGAGCAAACGCAGTTAAACTAGCTAGATTAATACTTGATGACCCTGATAACGAAAAAGTACAAGGGTTAGATTTTGAAGATCCAGAAGCAGTGATACAGTATTTATTTACTAATGAACTTACAAATACATCACAACCTGGTCCTGATGTAGAGAAAAAAACATTTGAACCTACATTTCCTAGAGAAAATGCACCTAAAGTTGGGCCTGTAGAAGAAATGGGTGTAGAAAAATTTATGAATACATCTAGTAATAATATGTCAAATGAATTTATCACTAAACCTAGAGTAAATATAGCAAGTAATGTATCTAGTCCTTTTAGACCCGTGGGTGGTAACTTATCACCTGGTAAACGTGCGGCTTTAGCTAGTGGTGATTTATACGGAGCTATTGCAACAGCAAAACGAGGTGGTAGTATAAACAAGCAAGGCATAATGTATTTTGCAGGAAGGAGGAAACCATAATGGCACCTAAAAAGAAAAATATTTTTGGAGGTAAAAGTTTATCCAAACTTAGAAAAAGTATTGGTTTAGATAAAGATAAAAGTAAAGCTAGTACAACTAAAAAAGAAAGAGATAAAAATTTACAATATGATTTTAAAAAGGATGCAGTTAAGCGTATAAGTGATCCAGAAGCTGACCCCATAACAACAGCGGAAGGTGTAGCGTATTCTTTAGATCAAGGTGATTTTAAACCTAATTTTAAAGCTCAAGAAACTCCTTCTACTTTTGTTAACGATTTAAAAGATGCTTATAAATCAGGATTATTTACTGGTGGCAAAAAAACAAAAGAATTTATGAATAAGTATAATCTTGATCCTCAAGACATTGTTAAATTAAGAACAGGTATAGATCAAGGTTTAGGCGTAAGAATGGGATCTTATGGTAATGTTTTAACAGATATTGTGCGTGATTTACGTAATGAAGGTATTCTTTCATATTCTGATACCGAAGGACAAGTATTATATGATAAAGCTCAAGATATTTTTCGACCAGGTATGACCAAATATGATAGAGAACCCGTGACTGGTATTTTAGGTATGGCTCCCCTTGTAAATTTAGGTATTACAGGTTTGGATTTAATAGCTGGTGGTAGTGACAGAGGTTTAAAAGGCTTTTATTATGGTAAGAAAAAAGGTCTAACAGGTGATGAACTTGAAAACTTTGCTGCTGCAGTTGCTAATGATGAAGAACTATTTAGACAAATGATGACAACTGATGAAATGCAAGATTATCAAATAGAAAAATTTAGAACAGACACTATTAAAGAAGCTATGGATAAAAGACAAAAAGATGGTGACCCTGATCCAATATCAGGTACACAGCCAGGTGTGGATGATGACGAAGGCACAAGCACCACGGATCCCGGAACAGATCAAAATTTTATACCACAACAACAAAACTTTTTTACATTTTTTGATCCTACTACTGGAAGATACAGATCTGGCACGTATGACGAATACTTAAAATATGTAACAGCTAAAGACGGTGGTATTATACAATTAAATCAAGGTGGTGATGATGAAGATCCTATAGCTGAAAATAAAAAAGTAAATCTAAGAAATATTTTAGCGTTTATCCGTGAAAATAAAGATTTAAGAGAAGAATTAAAAAACATGGATACTGAAACAAAAGATCAAGAGCTAGTTAGAAAAGATAGTCAAAGATTATTAGATGAAGAAGATAAAACTTTAGCTCAAATGCTGAAAAGGCGTTTTTCAGATTTAGAGGGCATTACAGGGTTGACTGTAGGTTCACCTATTAGAACAGCAGAAGAAGATCAGCCTGCTAAAGATTTTTTAAATATAGAAATACCTCCTGATCAGGGACCAGCTTTACGAGAAGATTTAGGACCACTGGGTAAAGTTACTGATTCAGGTATATCTTTATTAATGGAAGCGTTAAGAAAATCAGATATATCTACAGGATCTGCAAATCAATTTATAGAGGAAGCATTAAATAACTTTGTAGCAGCAGGCGTTATACCTCCAAACACAACTTATCAACAACTAACAGACCCTTTCAAAGATTTAGTTACCAGAGAGGCTGCTAAGATAGCGGAAGCAGAAAATATGAAACAAATACAAGGAAAATTTAACGGTGGTATTATAGGTTTGAAAAAAGGTGGCATGAATGATATGATGGATGCCGACAGTCTAATGTTTAAAGATCCTTCTGATGAAGGGGAATGGGAATATAATGTTTAATTTTAACAGTAAAGATGCCATTTGGTTGGCAGGTATAGTTTTAAGCTTTGGTATTACATGGGGTATGTGGTCAGAAAGACTTAACGCTATAGAGAAAAAAGCAGACTCTGTGGCACAAATGCAACAAGACATAGCTGTCATCAAGGTGCAATTACAGTCCATGGACGACAAAATGGCTTGGATGGAAGAATTTTTAATTAAGAATTATAAGGAGTTTTAGAATGGATATGGAAAGACTTTTGGCGTCTGTACGTCATAATGAAGGTTACCGCAACAAGGTTTATCTCGACACATTGGGAAAAAGAACTGTGGGGGTCGGGCACCTCTGCGTTGAAGATTTTTGGGAGGATGATAAAGAATATGAAGAGTCATTCTTAATGGAGATATTAGAAAAAGATTTAGAAAATGCTATATCAGGTGCTGAAGAATTATTAGGTGAATATACAGTCGATGATCACTGTAAGGAAATATTAGTAGAGATGGTATTTCAGCTTGGAAAAACAGGCGTTAGTAAGTTTCGCAACATGTGGTCTGCGTTAAAAGATAAGACACCACCAGATTATAAGACAGCAGCGGCTGAGATGCTCGATTCACGTTGGGCCAAACAGACCCCGAATCGGGCAAAAAGAATGTCTGAGTTAATGGCAAGTTTAGGATAGGAGGACGTTATGTGTGAATGTTGTGGTGGCGGATGCGTTAAATAGAAGTGTTTAAAGGCTATTTATATATATTTTTTGCATTTTTATCTTTAATAGCCTTTTTTATATCAGCTAAAGATTTAAAAGCAGCAGAATGGAATGAAAAACCTGTTATGTGTGCTAGTTATGAGGAGACTTTTTCTTTAATTAAAGAAAAAGGAGAGAAACTCATGTGGAGTGCAGTCCAATTTACAAAAGTTAAAGGTCCTGATGATACATACAGAGACAATCCTGAGATGTTAATATCAGCATATTATTTAAATTTAAAAACTAGAACATATAGTGTATTAGAATATCACCCAAAATACCTAGTTTACTGTGTAACTAGTTGGGGAACAGATGTTTTACTACCGCAAGAAATAGATCCAAATACTTATTATAGACCAGATAGAGGTGTTTTTAAATGATTAAGTATTTTTTAATAATTTTACTTATGTTTACAAAAAATTTTTATGCTGAGACCAATACTGTGTCCAGCACGGTAGTTAACAATACGCCACCAACTGCGAATGCGCCAGTAATTCCTAATTCAAATTCAGATATATGTAAGGTTGGTATCGGAGGAGCAGTTCAAAATAATGTGTTAGGTATTGCTACAGGTGTTCTTGTAGATGACGAGCTATGTCAGCTGTTAAAGCT